GTTCGGAGGAGGACCGGACAAGTAAGCTCTGCTGAAAACTCCCCCCCCCCGCGGGAACTGTTTGGTTCACCTGGTTCGGATACCAGGCCCATCAGTTACCCTGTACGTTGTGCTCGACAACGTGCAGTACGCAAGAGCCTTGCAACCCTGCCGAGGGTTGTACAGTATACTAGGCAAGCGATCTAGCGATCACCGCACCTTGATTACAAGCACGAACGTGTTGACGGAGCCGACATCACTGGCAATCATCATGTTCACCAAAGTGTTTTGGATCAGCGTGCGTACCGTGTGCTATGCTTACCGCATGGCCACGTTTGCCTACCGCAACATTACCAACATCATGTTTGCGGTTGTCCCATTTGCATTGTACTTCTATACAATGCATTTGAAGGACTGGGTGCAAGATTACACCCAGCACTTGTCCAACGAGTGCGAAGTCGAACGCAGAACAGTTGCGTTCCTAAACGGCCTGGCTGACTCTCATCGGAATGTCCTTACCAATGCTTTTCTACCCGATTATCGTGCGAAAGCCAGCTTCTTCTGCCGTCACGCAAAATTTATTTTGCCTACGCACACCTTACATGACTTACCCGCGTACGAAATTGATTTCGAAGCATACAAGAAATTTTTGTTTACTTACTTTCTTGAAGCGCCCTTACGCGTCGTGCAACTAATCGCTGATTCTTTCATTCAGCTATCCGCGTCGTCTTTTCTTCTGCTATCTGTCATATACTGTTCTTACGTGTTATACGTTAGTTTTCGGAAGTACAAAGTCACCGTCGTCGCACCACAAAAGTCATATCATGCCAACCTTGTCAAGTCTCATTTCAAAGAAGGTGGCATAAACGCAGTATATGACCTGCTGCATGATATTTACCCCTCGTTCCCAACGGAAGACTGTGGATGCGGTGAAACCCACACTTGTGGTTCCGACGTCCCATTCCGCAACATTAAACTAAGGCTTCGCTCACTTGACGTAAACACAATATCTCGTATGATTTCCGCACCAAGTGTTGTTCTTGAGCCCCGCACCAACTCTTCCGATCACTACAACTGTCATGTTGAAGACGGCGTCACAACCATACTGGGAAACGGCTTTTGTTACAAACTTGATGCCGATATATCATTAGAGGGTTGCACGTATTTTGCCACATCACATGGTGCTTTCGACGTGCATGAAATAGGTAAGGACCGTGACTTTATCTACTATTACTGTCAACCAAGAAGTAGAGATTACATTATCCAGTCACCTGCTAATGCAGCGCGCCACACCGTCTCATATTTTCGTGGCCGAGACGGTCACCGCCAAACTTACAAGAGAGTCGGTGATACCTTCATAATTGCCGGACAAACGCTGCCAGCGGCCCCTATCATCGAGGCTGCCATGACATTCTACACTGCACCACGCGACCCAAAGTTTTCTGATGCACTCCGTTCATACTTAAGTGGAAAACTAAAGGCATACGACGTTGCTACCGACACACTTGATGATGTGTTTAGTCTCACTTTCGACTTGTGTGACAAATATGCTACAAGCCCATTGGGTACACTACGATGCCGTGGTACTGTACCCACAAATAACATCAGTCGCATTATCCTCTCCATCAGCATGTTCACTAGTGATCTACTGTTGTTTATCACACAATCCATCACTACTTACATACCTGAACTTCATTCCCGTACCCCATGGGGTTGGAATGTCTTCCGCCTTCCAACTTATGAGTCTTACACGAAAGACATGGAAAGAAGGTGTGTGATTGGTAGTGGTCGTGATAACCAATTTGGTAAAGAGCGATTTCAGCCTGAGGCCACAGTTGATACTACCCTCAATTGTGACCTGTCTGCCGCGGGTAGTCGCCAAGACATTCCACAACATGATCACGTCATTGGAAACGAGAGTTCTGAACGTCGTACCGATCCCGCATCCAGCACTAACAGGGATGTACCGAAAGACAGCAGTGTATTACACCCACCCGGACCTTCCACCGATATTCCACGAAAAAGTCAAAGTGATAACCGACAGCAAATCCTTGACCTCTTCGGAGCTGAAGAAGAAGACTCAGAAGAACAATGTACTCCTCCTGAGCAAGGGCATCATACCAGCGCGCGTCCAAACGATTCTTTCACATTGGGACTCCACATCGATCGCAAAACCTTTGATGGCGTTACATTCAAAACTGCTGATAACATCACGGGTTATGTCGAAAACCCTGAAGTACATGGACCAATTCTCCTTGATTCCAACCCTGCCCGACAACTTACCAGTGTTCTGCAACGTGCGGAAGACATTGTCCGGACTCTACCCAGGCGTATCGATGATAAACAAGCTGCCGTTCTCGCGGCCAGTTGCCTCCAAGTACTTGGCCAATGCCGTTTTCGGCTGGAATCCGCTGAGTTTGCTAGCGCACCTCTATTATTCCATATATCTGGAAAAGATGCTTCTGGACGTAAAACCATTGGACCCTCTGACCTGGTCTTCTCGGTACCCAAGAAAACGGCGCGACCAACTACTCGCCGCCCATGCCGAAGCACAGGACATGAACATCCAACTCCGGCACGCAATAGTGAAGAATTTTCTAAAAGTCGAAGTAGCACAGAAAGACACCGATCCTCGCAACATCAGCCCGCGCAGCGATCATTTTCTAAGTCACCTCGGTCCGTACATAAGCGCCCTAGAACACCGCTGTCAAGCTCATCCTCATCTAGTTAAAGGACTTGACATTACCGCACGATCGTTAAAGATGAGTAAACTGCTCAAACGATCCGTGTTTTACGAGACCGACTTCACTCGCTTTGATCAATGTTTTTCAGCCGAGACCATGCTAAGTGTGGAGTACCAATGGTTCCAGCGAACTTTCCCATTTAATGAGCACCCGTTAGCTAATCTACTCATGCTCATGGCTCTTACAACGCGTGGTCAGAGTGATATCGGGGTCAAGTACAAAGTCCTTGGCACAAGATGTAGTGGAGATGCACACACTAGTATATTTAACGGTCTTACGAATGATTTTATGATGTGGATAATGTTTGGCCGATGTGTGCGCTACCATGAGGGTGACGATGGGGTTGTAGCTTTTACTCGCAAGACCGACCCCGGGCGCAATTCTTTCTTCTTCCTGGAAATTCTCGGCTTCCAACTAAAATGCGATCGATACACGTCAATTAATGACGTGTCCTTCTGTGGAATGAAAATTTATCAAAACTCCCATCATCTCTCGATGTATTCAGACTTCTGGCGCACCGCATGCAAAATCCACACCATCTGCAGCGACGGTAAACCTCACGAACTTGCACGGGCTAAAGCGTTCTCTTTATTGGCTTTGAACCCGTCCACACCTATTTTATCCGCTTGGGCGCACCTTATATTACGATGCACTGACCGGCACAAAAGTCGTGACAAATTGGTTTGTGAGAGAGTTTGGAAGACCGCACATTCTTTGCGCGATGTGTACCACCGCCCCAGCACCGAGCTGTTGAAAGGCTTTCGCAATGTTGTTGACTTCTCATCTGATGAACTTGCGTCATTCTGCCATACTACCGGGATGACTGCAGCCCAAGTTATCTCATATCATAACTACTTGAACTCCTTAGATTACATCCCGTCTTCTTTCGACAAGCTTCGCATTGATGTTATCGCTGATTCGGCAACTACCCAATTATACGGGCCCGTCGTTGCCGCACTTCAGCATTAAGTGCGAACGGGCCCCGGAAATTGTACATCTAAATAGAATATTTCCACGTAGCAATGGTCGAATCCTCCAAGGTTGGAGGCGCCAACGCGCAGCGCAACATGAAGCGTAATAAAAGAACACCAACTAACCAACCACGCCGTAACCGCCGACCACAAGTACCACGCAACGGTCCTCTGCACACTCCACTGGAAAAGATCTCCATTCGGCAAATCGCGAACACCAATAGTGGTCGTCGATGGGTCCTTAAAGCGTTGCACCCTTGCGGTGAAACTGAGACCTCTGCCACCCGGATTCCTGACGGTTCTTACACGTCAAGCTGTATTATGGAGAGACGTGACGAGTTTGTTCTCAACTGTCCTGAGAAAGATCTTAATTGGACATGTGCTGTTTACAGCTTACCGTTCCTTTACTCGTCCACTCTCGCCATCGCTTGGGATTCATCTTCAACACCTAGTGACGCTGACCTAACGACTAACGTGACAGACGCCATTCTCCACTCAGGCTCCAACATCAACAGAACCTATGATTACAAGTGGGTTAAATGGCCATCTGATAAGAAGTTGTGGTACCAATGGCTTCCATGCCAAGTGTTTGACCACAACCTGAAGAATGAAGATAAGCTCATCATCAAGAATCAAGTCCAGTCGCTTAGACGTACAGCGGGGGGTCTCACTATTGAGTATGACGCGAACACCCTCACAGATTCCGGGCGTCTCGTATCTGCTCAGTACCCATCTCCACTGGCACAACGAAACATCACAGTTGCAGACGGCGACAAAGAGTCACTGCTTGCTTGGGTTATGCCAGCCATGCTTTTCGGTGCTGATGCACTCGTGCAAGCTGATCCTAAGTCACGCCAGTGTGAAGCTCGAGAAGGTGATTACACACCGTTCCGCCATTGGGAACCAGTCTTCAATAGTGCTACCGGTGCAGACAACTTGCGTGTTGGTCTTGCCAGTGCTATCAACGCTACCGACTACATACCTGATAAGGTTGGCACTGGTAACAATAATCTTCCTCTCTTCGGTTGGGGCGTCGCGTGCACATTATGGATGGGCATGGACGCGACAACCAAATTGAGGTTGAAACGACGTGAGTGTCTTGAATTCCGGACTGGCCCAAAGAGCCCGTATGGGCCCTTTGTTGAACAAGCTGACTCCTATGATTCCCGTGCCTTGGCCGTTTATCGTGAGTACGCACGGTTACAGCCCCACTCATTTCCATCGAGTTACAATAGTAGTGGCAAACTACTCCCTGCCATAATACGCATTCTCGGCGGAGTACTATCTAATCTTGGACTGCCCATAATCAGCAGCGTCGCCAATCCCGCAGCAAATACCATTGCCGGTTGGTTCGAATAACCGGCAACGGAAACTTTGTTTCCTATGGTAGATTTCTCCAAGGTTGGAGGCGCCACAATGGAATCGCTCAATGCACTCGTTACTCGCACTCTGTTTGATAAACACATATCGCTTGCAAAACAGTTGTGCGATGAGTTACATCTGAGCGCTATCGTCATCTGGCATCTACATGACGACTTTTGGGACGAGAAACGGATTTCAAAAGGAGGAATACGATACTCCATTGACGGGGACGGCAGATGTTGCTTGGTATCTGCAACATTTCAGACCGTTCTCGACATGCACAACTACTTGTCGTTCTTCTCTGAAATTGACGAGGATGGGCTACTAGTCCATCATATGTTGTCCAAGAGTATACTCTACTTGAATCCTTTTAACACCAATTGTGAGGATTGAGACGGAGCCGACATCACAGGCAACTCACCTCACAACCTCTGTCCTTACGGGAGCTCTACCGAACATGAGCGCGTTATCCACACGCAGCTAAGTGGATCAGCACTCAGTGCTAAGGTTGGAAAACCTCCTTAAAGCTTCCCCGCAAGGTTCTGAACATGTATGGTGATGTTCGGAGGAGGACCGGACAAGTAAGCTCTGCTGAAAACTCCCCCCCCCCCCCCGAC